CTTGGGCATCCCTTGCCACTCATGGCGTCTCTGACTGCTCCCGTAGTAAACTCGGAGCGTTCCCCAGAGTCGGGAAGGGTTGGATTGAGGTGTTCGTCTGCGGCTTTAATTACGTTTTGCATTTGTTGATTGTGTTTTATGTTGGCTTGTTCGATGTCGGATACGAGTTTGTCTATTAGATTCATTGGTCTGCCCTAGCAGTTAAATGGGATTTGTTGAGATTGAGCTTTGGCGTCTAACTTGGGATTCCACAGAGTGACCTCATGGGTTTCCTTGTCGTATTCACCAGCACGAAGGATACGGGCTAGACGGGCGTTCATAAGAGCGTCTTCTCCGTCTGAGCCTTTGGATTCATATGCTTCCACTACGGATTCCCAGTAGGCTCCGTGTTTCCTGAGCCACTTCTCGGCGGTGATTTGACCGAAGCCCTTGCATCCAGCAAAGCCGTCCGTCATGTCGCCCATAAGGGATTGCACAAGGTGGAAGAAGTTCGCCTCTGCTACCGTGATAGTACGCAGGATTTTCTTGAGGTGATTGTACCACATGACTGGAAGTGTGCCGAAGTCCTTGTCGCCAGATACAGCCACTCGGTTCTCTACGTCCTCGGTAACAATGATACCAATAGCGTCATCAGCCTCAAGGTTCGGATACAACTCGGAGGGATACTCAGCCATCATCCACTCTTTGAGTTCGCCCAGTCCTAATGGCTTGCGCTTGTCAGAGCGGTTCTTCTTGTAGGCTGGAAACATCTTGTGACGGAAAGTGACTTTATCGGAGAACACCACAAGGATGTCGTCGCTATTTAGGTCTTTCTTGATTTCGTCAATCTGGCGGTCAGCCTCAGCCTTAGCCACGTTCATGTTTGTCTCAAGAGTCCAGATGTCGTCAGACCAGCGGATTTCTTGTTCAGCAACAGAGGCTGCTTTGTAGAGCAACATGTCACCGTCGATTACGAGTAGTTTGTTTTTTGTTTCTTTCATTGTTTGTGTGATTAGTGTGTTTCGGCCCAATTCGCGCCTACCTTGTATTCGCCATCGAGCTTGCAATTAAAGTTGAGAAGCATTCCTGCCTTTGTCAAAGAAGAACAGAACCTTTTACCGAGTTCGTCAGCGTGTTCTGGAAGACACGAGAACTGAACTTCATCGTGGACGTTGGCGTGCATCTCATAGGGAAGCATAGCGTCACGAGTAAACTCAACGAGGGCTTGCTTCATTATCACCGCACCTGCTGACTGGAGCAACAGGTTGAGTGCTGAGTGAGCCGAGCGGCAAGGCAACGGACGACCATCCAAACCTCGAAGCATACCTTTGGTTTCAACGGCGTTCGCTACTGCATCAGAGAGTTTCTTGATGGCGGGAATCTTACGCATGAAGGAAGCCTTGAGAGCTTTACCGTGCTTAGACGTACCACCTACGATAGAACCAATCTTGGCGTCACCTGCTCCATACAGGAAAGCGTAGATGAAAGTCTTGGCTTGGTCGCGTGTCTCCAGTCCCGCAGCTTTCTGGTTAGCTGTGTGGATGTCTCCCTCTAGGATTGTCTTAGCGTAATCTTTGTCACCAAACATACCGAGGTAGTGGGCGAGGCAACGAAGCTCCAGACCAGAAGCGTCAGCACCTACAAGCACCTTACCTTCGGGCGCAGTAAAGGCGGCACGACAACGCTCACCATAGGGCGCACGGGTCGAAGGCACTTGAGCCACGTTAGGGTTGCGGTGGGTGCAGCGTCCAGACACAGCACCGTTGGTGTTTACCGAGCCGTGGATACGTCCGTTCTTTTCTAGCTTGAGCCACGCTTGGTTGCCTTCGGCGACTTGTCCGAGTCTCTTGCTCACAAGGAGGTACTCCAAGAGTTTGTCAGCTTGGGGTGTTCCGATTTCCTTGAGGACACCTTCGTTAATCGCTGGGCGTTTACCTTCGTATGCCTTGGGCTTCCATCCATTAGCCATGAGACGCTCAGCAATCTGGTCACGGCTGTTGGGGTTGAATGGAATCTCCTTGGTACGCGCTGGGCCTTTAGTAATTTGCGAAGGCATCCATTTTTTCTCAATTAGAGCTTTCTTGGTCTTGGACGTCGTGCCGTCAGGGGCAACCCACCAGTTGCTCTTTAACGTCTCAACTGTCGGAGGAAACACGTCCTTGAGTTCACAATTAAGCTCCGCACGGCGAGCCATGAGAGAACAGGTGAGTTCCTCTGCGGCTTTAACGTCAAAAGGAAACCCGTTCATCTCTTGGATACGGATAGCCTTGGCGAACATGTGTTCAAGGGTGGACGCTTGGTCGAGTCCTCCTAGTCCTTTCTTGAGGAAGAACTGATACAGGGCTTTAGTGACCTCCACGTCTTGGACGCAGTAGTCCTCCATCTCTTGTGACCACTCATTCCAATCCTCGGTTTCCCCGTGGTCGGACTTGTTGACTCCGATGCGATAGCCCCAAGCCTTCAGGGAGTGGCTACCGATGAGTTCCTTGGGAAACCCTTCACACTTGAAATCGTCGTTGCGGATGTCGGGGAACATGAGGCGTCCGATAACTGCTGTGTCGAGTAACCCACCATGGCGAAACCCAAAGAGTTTCCAGAGGGCTACAGCGTCAAAACCGATGGAGTTGTGTCCAACGATGTTGATGGATTTTGAGAGGCGGTCGAGTCCTTCTTGGATGTTGTCGGCTCTGTAGCGTCCAGTTCCGTTGTCGTCAATGACCACCATACAGTGGAGGTCTTTGAGGTCGCTCAGTGTTGACCAATCTTCGATGCCGTTGGTTTCTATATCAAAGTATGCTGTTGTTTTCATTGTGTAATTTTTAACTATATGGCTGTTAGAAGGTCGGTCAATCTCAAAAGGACGCCCTTCGATGTGTTGTTGTCTCCACCTCGTTTGTCGAACTTTGTGCCTTTGAGCGGCTCAATGAGTTCCTTGAGGCGGTCGGTGGGAATGAACAACTTTAAATTGCCAACTACGAAGCAGTAGTGTTCAGCCTCGGAGCGAGAGACACCAGAGGGCTTGCCACGGGACTCATACTCAACGTAGATGTTCCCTGTTTTCTTAGCCATCTTGTCTAGCTTCACTTCGATTTTTTGATTAGCAAGCATCTCGCCTACTTCCTTTTCTGCTGCTTGTCCTACTTCGAGGTCGTATTTAAAGTTTGAACAGTATTTCATTTACTCCTTTGGTTTAGTTGGTGAACGGGTTAGCCTCGTCTTCGGTTTCCTCGAAGAGAGGGTTGGTTTCTTCTGCAATTCGTCCTGTCTCTTTGTTGTAGAGAAGGCTGCAAGCCAGTCCCGTTTCACCGCTGAATCGGTTCTTGAGGACACGCAAAGCTGTGCGGTTCTTGTTTTCCTTGTCTTGCTGGTTGCGCTC